AAATGTGTTGTGACTCTGTTGTGACTCTGTTGTGACTCTGTTGTGACTCTGTTGTGACTCTGTTGTGACTCTGTTGTGAATTGCGCCGGAAGAACGTACCGTTCTAATGGCGTTAACGATGTAGATTTTATCGCTTGTTTTGTAAAAGAAGCGTTAACAGCAAAATAATGCTAATAAAAAAAGAGCCTCCCATTTCTGGGAGGCTTTCGCAATTATTAATTACACTTCCGGCAAACCGGTTGCGACAGATGTGAGGATAGACACCACACCTGCGAGAGCTGCGCCGGAGAGAACGCCGAGCCAGTCGACTTCAGTAACACCGACGGCATTGGTTCCGATCAGAGCGACGGCGGTCTGCGCCATAGTGCGGACTGCGCGGATGAGAGCTGCTTTCCAAAAATCCATAGTCATTTTGTACTCCTTTCAGTCAGGTGCCGTTGCAATTCGTCTCTTGCAGCGTGCACGGTACCATTACATCCTTGTTCGATAAGACCGTCGAGGACTCCGAGAAGAGCCCTCATGACGGCAGTATCATTCTTCTCAAGTGCGTTGATTCTGTTGTCCTGATCGTGCTGGTGCCGGACAAGGTCATAGCACTTGTTGTAGAGCTTTGCGAAGACACCAATAGCAGAAGCTGCAGCTGCCAACGTGATGATGGTCTGGAGGTTGATTTCCACTTATCCAATGCCTCCGATCAGTGCCTTCCAAGTCTCAACTCCGGTAGCACCGTATTCTGAAGCTGAGACAGATTTTGCTTTCTGGAACTTTTCAAGTGCGGTTTCTGTGCCGGTACCGAATTCGCAGTCCATCTTTCCGTTGGTCATCTTGGATTTGGTATTGTAGCCTAGCGATTCAAGAATGGCCTGTACCGCACCAACTGCGGGACCGAAATCACCGCTGATGAGGATTGGGAGGTTGACTGCAGCATAGAGGCACGGTGCGACGGATTCCGGTTCTTCTACTGGTGTAGTTGGTGAAGTTTCTTCGGAAGTTTCTTCGCCGTAGTCAGGTCTGTATGCTCCAACGAATTCGGAAGTCTTGCGGAATACTTTGCTGACTTTGTCGGAGTAATTTCCCTCGATTGTAGTGACATAGTTGTCCTCACCGATGCCAACGATGAAACCGATGTGGTCACGTTCTCCGTTGAGGTCATAGTCGAAGATTACGAAGTCACCGACCTTATAATTCTCGGTCACCCATCTGCCGTTGTTCCGTGCGTAGGCTTCGACTTGGTTACAGTGAGCGCATTTCGGAAAGTCAACGCCCGACTTATTGCAAATCCACCATGCGAAGATGCAACACCATGCGACATTGTTCCAACCATACTCGATGCCGTACTGGTTGTCATTGTTCGTTCCCTCGTGGTAACCGACCTCGGCGGAAGCAACCTTGATGAGTTTATTCAGAAGTTCCGTCATGGTATCACCGCCTTATTCGGTCGGTCTTACGAAATGCTCGGCTCTGCAAGTGTATCCGTCCGAATCGAGGATGACGAGAAGTTCATCGGTGTACAGTTCGGACTTCATTGCAACTCCCATCTTGGAATGGAAGTTTGCCGTTGCGAGGTCGAGGTCATTGTAATCATATACGGCTTTGCCCTTAATCTTGTCATCGCCCTGTGCGACTTCAAAAAGATAATATTTCATTTATGTTCTCCTTTACTCAAGATACATATTCTTTACTTTTACATTCACGGAAGAACCGCCAAGCTTAAACAGGAATCCAACGTAAACACTTCCGTAAGATGTGCAAGCAATTCGGAATGTTCCTGCACCGCTGATGGATGTGTATGTCTTCGCAGCGGAGTAGACCGCAGACTCGGAAGATACACCAGAAGAATCGTTCCAAATAGCGAGGCTACAGTTATTCGAACTTGTGTTCGAACTTACACTAGAAACCTCTGCGACGAGGTTCGTGTAAGAACCGCAAGGCACTTTTGCTTTCGTTGCCACACCAGTAGTTGCAATCGTGCTTACCGCTGTCAGTGTAAGGATTCCGCCCGATGTTGCCTTTGTTACGTTGGAACCGGAACGGATGATTCGTGTAAGGTCATATGTCGAGTTCACAGAACCAGCGGTTACAAGGTAGAGTCTTGCGAGGTTTACATCCGTTGTAGAGCCTTCTGAAGTTGCGGAAAGAGTAACATCGGAAGTCTTCAAAACAACAGAACCGCTCAAAGCAGAAACTCTCCAAGTGCCTGCTTCGGGAACTCCGAAAACAATCTTTCCGTTTACGGTGATTCCTTCGACCGAAGTTCCTGTGGAAGTATTCACACAGGTTGCGGTGTTTCCAGAATTGACAGTTACTCGGATGAAAGCAAATGTCCGTGTGCTTAGAGAACCGATTGCTGAAACGAATCCGCTCGGAAACAGAAGAACACCAGAGGTGTTGCCTTTTGTTCGGATTGCATCAGCCACGGACAGGAGAGATACTTCTTCGACTAATTTATATGCCATCAGTAACTCTCCCCTTCCGCCGTTCCAAGTGCTTCAAGTTTCGCATCGATAAGACCATTTACCGCATCAACGGTATTCGCCAATGTAATAGAGGACATTGTCACACTTTTGTCCTCATGAACAATCGCTGAGAACCCAATGCCATTAAAATTCGAAATAGCAAAAAGAACCGCTGTCTCATTAAAACTGTCATCATAAGCAGGAGAATATTCAAGAATACTTGAACCAGAAGCAAATACCTTTCCGTTGCTAGACAAAGAAGCCAATTCGCTTGGTGTGTACAACGAAACTACATTGTCATCATCGGTTGTGAATACTTGGATTACTTCATCTTCATCCCACTTTGCGACCTTATCCGAAGTGATTCCGTCAAGCACTTCCTTATTGTCATGGGTGTGCCTTGCAGATGTGTTTGCTTCGATATCTGCGGTAGGAACGGTTACGTTCAAGTCGGGGTTCGCATTCTTTCCGTCTGTTCTTACGTGCCACTTTGTGCCATCGTAGTAGCAATTCCAACACCCTACAGGAATGTTGTAGTTGTCTGTGGAAATCTCTGCCCCGTTCAGCCAAAGCGGTACTGCACCTTTACTGTTCCAGTTGAGAGTTACGTTAGCCTTTTCGGTGTTTGCGTAACGGAAAATAATCGGTGCGGTAAGACCTGCCGTGAGAACCGCCCACGGGTATGTTCCAGTTGCCGTCTTCGCTGCGGTTCCAGCAGCGGTTTCGCAAGTTGCGATGTAGGTGTTGGAGTTCGCATCGTATAGTCTGTGCAACGCACCATAGCTGTAGTGGGTGGTCTTGTACACGAACACAACGGTCATGGCTTTCGCGAAGTAGTTTGAACCGGAACATATCGAAGTGGTGTATTCACACAACGGATGCCAACTGTCATCCTCTCCGATTCTCACTCGGACATTTCGATAGGACGATGTTGCGACCTTTGTATCCAGTACAAACGAATACGTTGCACCTTCGACCCATCTAACACCGCTACTCGGGTCAATCGTGATGTCGGTGTAGTAGTAAGAGGTCGAGTAAGGTGATACGCCCTTCGTTGCCGTTGTGGTAAGGGTGAACATATCCTCGGTGATTCCGAAGTGTGTCGGAGCCGGTATGACGGTATCAGCTGGCAACGCACCAACTTCCTCTGCCGTGTAGGTCGGCTTGGTTTCTGCCTTTGCCCATGACGGAACGGTCGGGTCGGTTTCCTCCTGAACATATCTACCATCATGATTGTGGTCTGCATCCGCCTTACCGCTGATATCTTGATGCTCATAAATCGGAGTCTGCGTGATGCCATCGAGAATCGACTTGTTGGAGTGCGTGTGGCGTGCCGAAGTGTTTGCAGATATCTCGCTAGTGGGGACTGTAGGGATTACAGTATCAGCCGGCAATGCTCCGACTTCAGCTGCAGTATAAGACGGCTTATTTGTCTGCTTCGCCCAGCTTGGTACTGTAGGGTCAGACTCAACCATTACAGGAGCACTGGTGATCGCATCGAGAACACTTGCATTGCTATGTGTGTGCCTTGCAGCAGTGTTCGCATTGATAGCTGCCTGTATCTCAGGAGAGATTCCTCCACCACTAGAGACAACCACATCGCCGGTCATTCCGTTTACAGAAGTAACAGCATCGTGGTGCAAGTCTGCAATGGCCTGCTTGTCAGTGTCTGTGAGTGCGTTCTGCTTGTTGTCCCATGCAGACACCTTCCAGGATGTAATTCCGTCAAGAACAGTGCTGTTGCTGTGCGTGTGTCTGGCTGAGGTGTTTGCTTCAATCTCACTCGTTGGTACTTCCGGAATAACGGTATCAGCCGGAAGTGCGCCAACTTCTGATGCTGTGTATGTAGGCTTCTCAGAATGCTTTGCCCATGATGGAACAGTAGGATCCTGTTCAGAGAATGACTGAAGTGCAGTTGATCCGAGTGCAGCGCCTTCTCTAATGGTGTCCAGGTCATCAATTGCATCCTGTTTGCCATTCCATACTGATTCCTTGCCTTCAATAGTTGATACTCTGTTTCTTATTCCAGTATCATCATAAGCAGGCGGGATAATAGTTGTGTTGGGGAGAGCTCCAACATCAGAAGCATTCAATACGACATCGCCGGTCTGCCCGTTAACGCTCTGAACTGCTCCACCGGATACTGATTCAATGGACTCATTTATTTCGGCGCCCATTTCATCATTTGACAACATGCTGATGTTGTAGGAGTCATCTTCTTCAAATTCTACTTCAACAAACATCACAGCACCTCATCATTTAATACTGCATTAACTTTTCTGTTAATGATTTGGCTGTTTATAACTGTTCCGTCGATAAGTTTTACGCGGATCTGAATCTGCACGGTACCAGCCTTGAACAGCTTCGTTTCGTTCTGAGTGAGTCTGATTTTCACATATTCACCTTCAAACGTTACATCTTCCTCTGTCTTATTAAGCTTCTGCACAGAACCCTGTGAATAAGTTATGAGGATTTTGGAGATGTTATCTGAAGAAATTCCGATTTTAAATGTGTGCGTAGGAGTTGTAACTCTGTTCATGTTTCCTCCTTATTTGAATGTCTTAATGTATCTGCTGATACCGACCAAACGAGTGCCGAGCTCGATTGTTGAATTCTTAGGGTCAATCAGGTCGACCGTCATGCCGGTTATCATGAAATCATAACCATCAAGTCCGTTAACGCGGTCTTCTACAGTTACAATCTTACCAACCTCAATCTGATCCCACTTGTACGAATTTACATAGGACAAGTCAATGAAACTCGCCTTGACATTGTGGGACAGCTTCACACTTGACAGCAGGTCTCTGCATGCCTGTTTGAGCATCGTCTTACTGTCTTCCGACGGCAATTCGTGATACTTAACAATGAGACCGTACTGAGATGCAATGTCATTTCTGACATAGATGCCCATGCCGTTAATGGAGTAACCACTGTAAACTGCGCTGGTCTCTCCGAACAGATTAACATAGCCTTCCTCATCAGATATCTTCTTGCCGGTAATGTATACGCCAGTGTAGAAGTCATCAAACGATTTCTGCGATTCAATGTTGAGCGCATTCAGTCCAAAGACAATCTTCTGCTTGTTGGTTTCCTGCGGGTTTACAAAGAAATCAACATAGATGCTTGATGTTCCAGAATACCGGAATACATAGTGACCTTCTGCCTTATCACGAAGCAATTCAAGATGTTCCGCAACAGTCAAAGGCTTGTCGACCTTGTAGTTGAGATGGTCACGAAGAACAGTGCAGTTGCCAGTATAAAACGTTGTTCTAAAGCTTGAACCTTCTTGCGATGGTAAATCAAGAACCTTCCAGTTGTTCTGCACTGATAGGAGATGGCTCAGCATGTATCTAGGCGCATTTCCATCAGTAGGGACATCGTTGAAGTTCGTTGGGAACGTGTAGTAATTCGGATAAACGATATCATTCAACTCTGCAGCTGCGCCCTCGCATTCGACATCATAGTTGCCGAACATGTCCCGGTCGATTCGCGTGATTCTTCCTCTGAACATCAGCTTTGCAGAAGTACCGAAACCTCTGCGCACATTGATTCGTCCGAGCATTACAGTAAGATACTGCGCATACGGGTGATTCCGAGACAATGAGAAACTCATTGCCCCGAATGAATCAACTCCAGTAGTGACGGTCGCCCTCGTAAGCTGAATGTTTCCGGCATTGGTTCCGCCATGATGCAGCATATAAGTGCGCTGGTCATTGTATTCGTAATCAACTTCGAAGTAGATCATAACGATATCTTCCTCCAGTAGAAGATGATACGGCTTCCTGTGTCAGCAGAACGCACCTTCTGGACCTTGACCGTCTTGGAGAACGCTCTGTTACTTGCGTAGTGCTGTGTTGCCGTGTTGCGCTGGTACACTTCAAGACCTGGGAATCTGCCGACTTCAATATCAACATCCTCGTTGTCTGTCGGAATGTCGATTGTGATTGTCTCGGAGTAGCTTTTGAGAATGTTCTGGTATGTAACATTAACATCGCACCATGTAGTGATTTTGATAGGAATGATTCCAATCGCTTCGGAAGTGTTTGCCTGGACATACTTCTCAACGGATGCAGCTGCGAGGTTGTTAAAGTCCATCGTAAGGATGGCTTTCGAATACTTGAATGCATCGCACACAGCCTCAACGCAAATCTGTCTGAGAGCCTTATCACGTTTGTAGCTTGTTACGGTGAGCCTTCCTTTATAGTAATAGGTAGGCACCTCGTCGAAGACAATCATTGCCTGTCTGCCGTTCAGACTGTCGCAGACACTTCTCTGCGCTTCTTCGTATGTGGTGCCAGGCTTTACCGCAAATGTCCATTTGATCTTGCGCTGATTGTACCGAATTGCTCCGGAAATCTCGCTGAGGTCAAGCGGGAAACTTGAACCGGGTATATCAATATACTCAGTTTTAGGCTTCGGAGGTTCGATTTCAACCTTCTGCTGAAACAGGTTCAGCATGTCTGTGTGAAGGCCGTTGGCACCATTAGTGACATCGTCTTCAGTCCAGTAGAATGTAGTGCCCATTTACACCAACCCCCTAATCCTCTGCTGAGAAATTCTGCCCAGCTCACTGTCCATGTCTCGCGCAATTCCACCAACCAGCGTTTTACCATTGAGGTATATTCCGCTATTGGCGACTTCTTTGATGGCATCGAGAATGTCATCGAGAAGAGCAACAACTTCTGCACCTCCAATGCCTGCCTCCATGTCTTCTGCTACTGCGCTTATCCACTTCTTGTTGTTTTCAAGAGGCACAACAGCCTCTGCGCCGGTTCCTTCAAGGAAACCAGTCTGACCCTTTTCAAGAACACCGCCATTAGCGAGGTAAGGGATTGACGAGATGTTCATACCGTATCCGCCAATGCCAGGGACCCAGCTCGGTATCTGAATGCGGTTAACTCCGGCAATGAATGTGTTCAACTTTCCAATGATCCAGTTGATAGGTTCACGGAAGATTGTCTTCATGCCTTCCCATATGCCTCTGAAGATGTCCTGAACACCCTGCCATGCTCTCTGCCAGTCGCCTGTGAATATGCCGGAAACGAAGTCAATCAAGCCTGTAAGAATAGGCTTTACCTTCTCAACAACATCACCAATGCATTCCTTTATCTCAGGCATGTGAGTGACAATCCAATCAAGCGTCTCTTGTACATACGGCATTACTTCAACCATGATCATTGTGACCAGAGAGGAAATGCTTTCCTGTACCTTGGTAAAACTGTCATTCATCTGTGCGCCGGCTGCGACTGATTCGTTGGACATGACAAGTCCAAGATTATGGGCTTCTTCCTTCATTGCTGATAGCCCTTCCTCGCCCTGATTAAGGAACGGGGTCAAACTGTATGCAATTGATTCGCCGAACAGGTCTGCGGCAGCTGCGGAACGTTCTTCCTCTGTGCTAAGTGCCATGATGCTTGCAATTGCATCGTCGAAGTTGATATCTGTTCCTTCCAGCTTCTTGGCTGCCTTCTCCATGGTCGACATCTCAACACCGGACAACTCCGCAGCATAAGCCAATTCTTGATAGCTTTCTGCGGTAATGCCCATTCTCTGAGATGCCTTATCAATGGTATCGAGGTCTGTAGCAGTGCTCTTGGCTGCTCCGATCAGAGCGGTGCCTGCAGCTACTGCAGCGCCGGTGACCGCAGCTCCAAACTTAACAGCACCCTTCGCGCCACTTGCAAGCTTACTGGCAACGCCTTCTGCCTGTTCTTCTGTTTTGGAAAGTGATTTGTCTGCTTCGGAACTGTCAACCATGATAGAACCGATAAGCTTAAATACTTCAAGTGCCATTGATTGCACCTTCCATTTCGCTCTGTATTTTTAGAAGTTCTGCGACCATAACACCAGTAGGACGAGTGTCTATGTTCCGACCTGTGACATTGTCCCTGTATTCCGGGAATGGTACATAAGTCTCTTTAGACATGAACGGAAGTTGTGCGCACCACTGACGGTGCACCAGTTCGTTCTGCTCTTCCTCAATGGCCTTCTTAATTAACCGGTCACCAATAGGGAACGGAAGGTCATAAACTTCTTTTAGAGTTCCGTAACGATGCAGAACCAAATCAATGAGAATTACTTCATCGTCAATTTGGTTACAGCACCGAAAAAATCGCGGAGGTTGTTCTCCTTCGCAATCTGTTCAAGACCGGCAAGGAATTCACTGATGTCCATGTTGCTCAGCTCTACTGGTGAACATTCATAGATATCTGCGAGGAAGTCAAACAGGATCCGCTCGCCGTCCTTTTCCGTTGCCAGGTCAAAAATGTTGTAGATCAATTCGAAACCTTTTGAAAAGGCATCCCCAGCCGTGTCAGAATCGTTCGCGATTTTCTTAATCTCATCCTTGATACCGATATCCTTGATGCATCTGCAAAACGCCGGGATATCCTTCGTTTTAAGCTTTCTCATATAATCTCCTTGTAAAAAGTGGAACTACTCTCATATAATCTCGTTGTAAAAAGTGGCACTGCAATTAAGCAGTGCCGTTTGTCTTATGCCTGGTCTACGCCGACATACATATCGGAAACGCGGGTGAGCCACTGGAGCATATGCATAGTAAGTTTCGGACGAGCTCCATCAAGAACCACGCGGTCCTTGTACTTGCCCTTATCATCGTCTGCATTGATCTCACGGAGTTCAACCTCTCTCACGAACTTACCGCCTCCGCGAGTAAGACCGACGAGATTCGTGCCGATATAGAACAGACCTGCGCCAAGAACGATTTCACCATTGCCGGCAGACACGCCATCCTCAACAGTGATGCTCCACGGCTCGGTACCGGTTCCATCAACGTAGCAACCTTCGAATTCGATTTCGGGAACAACATCATCTTTCTCTGCGAAAGTGAGGTCGATATTGCTGATGCAGATTGCGTTCGTGATTTCAATCGTTACGGACTTTCCGCCCTTGGTCTGACCGACCCACTTAACTGTCTTGAAATCAGTGGACTTTACTGCACCGGCTCCAGAATAAACAACTGCTGCCATGTTCTAGCCTCCATTATTTTTTGTAGTTCTGAACAGTGTAGTTCAGAACCAAGTGCTGGATATCTTTGTCCGCATCCTCCACATATACGCGATTGTCTGCCCAAAACGTTGGGAGAATGTCGCCATTAGGAAGGTTCGCGAATCTAAGATGTTCCTCTAGTGTGTCCGCCAGATCCTCAATGTCTTTTGCATCCCTGTCATGATCATACAGGTCAATCTCAAGTGTCATGTCATCTCTAGCGGTGTCTCCGTTGTTAATACCAACGAAATTGAAAACCGCATACGGGAATTCAGCCGTGTTTGGTGCCTTCCGGTAATATGCGGTTATTCCGACTCCGTTCAGCTGAGAGACAACAACTGTACGAAGTGCCTGCGTTTTAGTCATCGTCTCCGCCTCCCTGTTCTTCTCCTTCACTCATCATGCGAAGTGCTTCTGCCTCATCTTCTAACGCCGTGAGGTATTGCGATTCTATCTCTACGATGGTCGGTATATTGTTGTACACCGTGCTTCGTAATATGTCCCGCTTCGGCTGGTTCCTGTCTCCGAGTTCTTGCTGAGTACCATACCATGTTGCGTGCTTGATACCTACTTGCAGGTCGCCTTCCTTTTTGCGTGCCCAGTACTGAAACGCTGATGTTTTACCTCGCACACGTTTTGACTTACGCATGCCAGGAAGCTTCTGCGCTGCCTTGTTGCATTCTCGGCTGACAAACTTGCCAACATCTCGGAGTGCTGCACGGCTCAGTTCCTTAATGGTGTACTGAGCATATTCAACACTTGAAACGTATTTAACGCCGTTCTTGTCGAACCGGACAACGGACTTAGGCACACTCATGCGTTGACCTCTGTTTTACAGATGATATCAAGCTGTTTGCCTGTCCTGTAGGTGCGAATAACATGGTATCGAACAGAGTTGTAATCAACATACAACTCGTTCTGGTAATCAAGACAATCACGAATCCTGAACGCAATTTCAGGCTGAAGACCAGCCATCTGCGCCTGATAGAATTCTTTCATGCCGATAGATCTGACGGATGCATACACGGCTCTTTTGGTTTCGACCACAGTATCAGCACCAGTAGAGCTGACGGTGTGGGTGTGTTTTACAAACTCGATAACACTATTCAACCGTATCACCTTCTATGATCATCAGCTGCGCTTTCTTGGTTTCAAATGCTTTGAACCATTTGGCGTATTCGTCCGGACCATCTGAAACGTTGGCGCGGACATATAACCGGATTGCAGAGAAGATGTTGTTCTCCTCTTCTGTTCCGGTCACTCCGACATTGCGGAGGTCAGAAACGCATTCGTCGATGAGTGCGGAAATGTCGTCATCAAGGGAAGCCGTTGCAATTCGCAAATCGGTTTTGACTTTATCAACTGTGCATTGAAGAGCCATTTTTTCCCCTCCTTAAAACTGGGGAGGCGAGTGCCTCCCCATGAGTTCATGATCAGACAGTACCGAGAACGAATGCTTCTGCATCTGCAACGTTACCATCGCAGAGAGCCATTGCACGGTATACGGTAGAACCGGAGCGGAATGCAACAGACTGGTCAGCCTCGATTGCGATGCCTTCGCCATAGTTGAAGACATAGCCTTCGTTGAGGTTACCGAACAGGATGTTCTTAGTGGTGACGCCGGATGCGGTTACTTCGCAGTTGTCATCAATGACAACCTTGTGACCGAGAAGGCGAGCTTCCATACCATTCATGACAAAGATACCGTTCTGGTCTGCGCACAGAGGAACGATAGTGCCATAGAAGGTGCCGGAGGACATGATCCACACAGCGCCGTTGTGATATGCGCCGCCGAGTTTGCCCATAAGAGTGGACAGCTTTGCAACAGTGGAAACACCGGTCTCGTCTGCGTTACGGCCCTTCAGGATACCGGTCGGGACAGTAGTGGTGCCAGCGCCGTTGATGATAGCAGCGCAGATTGCCTTCTCCATCTTTGCAGCCAGCTTGGAAACGAGCCAGCTCTCAAATGCGGGAATGCTCATTGCCTGGATATCAGCAGTGATTTCGATGGTCTTGATGAGCTTCTTTGCGGTAAGCGGAACAGAAGCAATGACATCACCAGAGTCAGATGCTGCGTTGCCTACTGCAACCCATGCTGCATCGTTAATGGTGGTTGCCTTAGGAACAGCAACGTAGCCGGGGATGTGGAGTGCGTTTACTTCACGGATGAGGGGATTCTCTTCCAGTTTTCCATAGATCTTGTTAACGGTCTCGGTCGGAATGACGGATGCTGCGGAAGCCAGAGCAGCACGCTCTTCAGCTTCCATCTGCTTGCCCATGAGGGACTTCATGTATGCGTCGCGATACTCAACAGTATCAACTGCGAAGGTTCTTACTTCAGACATCTTAGTGTCCTCCTTATTAATTTTCTGTGCAGGTACATTGCTTTCTGCAACTGCCTTGCGAAGTTCTACACGCTTAGCCTCTTCAGCTTTGCGCTTTTCAAGTTCCTCATTAATTGCGCGGACTTCTTCCTCCAGCGCATCGAGGTTTGCTTCTGGTGCTTCGATTTCGGATGCAATCGCAGATCTGCGTGCAACCAGTTCAGAAGCTTCCTTAGATTTGAAATCAAACATCTTTGTTTGCCTCCATTAGAATGCGGATTCTCTGGATCCGTTTCGCTCTTTCCTCTGCTTCTCTCTCAAGTCTCTCCGCCTGTTCTGCTTCAATCACTCCGTTGAAGTAGTCGCGAGTAGCAACAGAAAGTTCTGTGGTCGGATTTGCCGGGAAGCTGACAGGTGAGACGTCAAACACCTTTGCAATCCGGTCAATCACGCGTGTATGTGTGCGCTGGTCGTAGTGATCAGCACCTACAGTAAAAGCAAAGGACATCTTCGGATAGTTGCCTGCAGCAATGTCTTCGAAGAGCTCTCTGCTCTTTGCTGTCTTACTTAGGTCTGCTCTGTTCCACAGACCATGTTCATCAACGCCAAGTTCAAGAGAACCGGCGGAAGTTCTCGCGTATACCTTTCCTTCATGGTCTACACGGAACACGACATCGGACATGTCAGCCTCGTCGAACGCATTCGGCTCGATTCTTTCGCAGTAGTCAATGCCGTCCATCTGCATCAGAACGTAAGGTTCAAACGTAGATGCATAGCCTTCTACCATAAAATTCGGCTCACCGTCTTCTCGTTTTTCGATGTGGCGGATGTCCATTGTCCGGTATTCTCTATTGGTGTTACTCGGCATTAGAATCACCTCCATCTTTATTCTCACCCGCGAAGTAATACTCTCCGCGGATTGGTGCCTTCTGGCCCGCACCATTAGGAAGTGGCGCGTAGTTGAACAAGTCACGAACCTCGTCGATGGTAATCATGCCTCTGTCACCCAGCTGCGTTGCCATGCTTATCTTGTGAACAACTGACATATACTGCAGTCTGTTGGCAGTGATATAAACACGGTTCCCGCGGATGCGCTCTGCGTAGGAATAGAGCATCTTGGTCAGAACATCAGAAAGCTGAATTGCAAACGGCTCAATGGATCCATTGAAGAATGCATCCAGTTCCTCATCGTTTGCGGAATTCTGAATGATTTTGTCATTGGTTCCGAAGTAGTCATTTACATTCTTTTCAATGAGTTTTCTCTGATCTGCATCAACAGTGAAGGATGTCGGTTTAATCTGCTGAATGTTCGAATACGTATTCGGGAACAGGAGCAGACCTCCGCCTTCTTTCAACTGCTTCTCGTTGAATGCCTCGCGCTCTTTCTTCACATCGTCAGCTTTCGCGAAGTTGTTCATCTGTGCCAGGAATCGGAATGTTCCTCCGGCTTTTACTGCTTCCTTGATGCCCTGATTCTGGACATCAATCAGCTCCATCGTCGGTCTGAGTGCGTTGTTGGAATCTCCGAAGAAATCGTCCTTGTACTGCATCCGCGTCATGATTCCTACTTTGCTGAGCTCCATGGAGCCCTTTTCACCAGTAGAGAATGTGAACCGCAGATACTGAATTCCGTCTTTCTCCGTTACATCGCACTGTGCCGGTCTTGCAACCAGCAGGCCATTGATCTCTCCAAATGCATCCAGCTGCGGAACAATGAATGCAGTGTTCTCTACATCCAACACAGTAGAAACCCTTGCAAAGAACTGTCCCCAAGTCTGGAACTCATTCGGAGCGATTTTTAATTTACTTCTCAGCCCAGCCTTCGCCGGTCCTTGCATTTCAAAATCCAGTTTGGAGATGTGTCTTGCCCTGGCTTCAACCGAAGCGCGAACAAGCTCACTTTCGTAAATAGCTCCATTCCAGTTTCTGAACGAAGGACTGTAGGCTGTGAACGTTTTGAAGTAATTCTGGGCATCCGCATATCCTACTGGCGGATGTTTTCCAAAAACCTTTTCAAAAAGTCCCATTGTTAATCCCCATTCTTAAGTTGATCACCGAATTCTTCCGCGTACTTCTGGCGCACCGTCAACGCATCAATGACTGAGACGAAGCCATCAATGTGACAGCGCGGTTCGATTTTTACCGGCTGAATCTTTCGGTTTTCAGTGTTTAGCTTCATCGCAGTGTTGATAAAGTGCGACTTCAGCAAGTTATTCTCTCCGAGCCTTAGTTTGCCATCCCGGATAAGACCATCGGCTTCGTAGATAACTGGAGTTAAGTTCCATCCTTGGAAGACATCGTCTGTCCGGAACCCATACGCATTTAGATCCTGTATCAGGTACTGCGCTGAATACCGGTCATAACCAACCATCAATGGATATATTTCATAATTTTCGACCAAGTTTACTAGCCAGCCGAAACAATCATGATAATCGACAAAGTTTTCTCCCGAAGCGGTCAAAAACCCTTGTTTTTGATATGTCCGGTAAGGTACGCCCTCACTTGCTTGGAGCTCGTCAATCTTGTTCTCCGGCATAAAGAACTGCGTGAATGTGTGCAGTTTGCCGTTCTTCTCCACTAGGATTGAAACGGCAGTCAAGTCCGTAGTCTGGCTCAGGTCCACTCCTGCTACACAGTAACTACTTCGGAATTGCTCCAGATCATACGCATCGCCACATGCTGCATCGATGACCTCATACGGAAGCCATGCGGTGCTACTGTTCTGCTTCAGATTGCAGTACTTGACGATGAACTCACTCTTCTTTGAAAGCGATACTTCCGCAGCTGCGATCTCCTCCAGTAGGTAGTCAGCAGATGTGGAAACTCCAAGATTCGGATTCGACTTGCGCAATTCGTTGATGTCATTCCATTTCTGGATGTCATCAATCATGTATAAAAAAGGCAACAACTTCTTTTCACGGGATGTCCCGTTTAAGAATGCTGTTGCTCGTTTTATCAATTCGTCATAAATGGAATCGTTGATGTAGCCGGCAGTGGAGCATGACAGGAGAATACTCGGCGCATCTCCCATCTCTCTCGCGCCCATGGCCGACTTCATAACCTCATATTGCTTAAGTCCGGCATCTCCCTGCCAGCTCGCAATCTCGTCGCATACTGTCAGCGACGGGTTGAAGCCATCAGATTTTTTCGCCGAAAAGGCAATCTTCTTCACCGTGCTATTGGTGCCTGGTATGCATATATCAGACTGCCGATGCCGTGCCAACATACTGTCATCCACAGTCTTCTTGTTGTGCGCATCCTTGCTGTCTTGAATTGCAAGCTTCAACGCCTGCCATTCCGGATCCAGCTGAACCATCTGCCATGTTGAGTTGTAGCAGATGTCTGCCTGTTCCAACTTCGGAGCCACAACGAAGACACGCGCACCGTAACCACCTTCATGCTGGAAGATGTAGTTGCATATCGCACTCGCAAGAAGCGTTTTGCCGTTCTTTCTCGCTATGATCAGGACGACTTCGCGGAACCATCTGATTCCGGTATTTATATCCACGATACCGAAGATGCAGCTTATCAACGCCTTCTGCCAGACCTCCAATAGGAAAGGCCCTGGCGCAAGCGGTCCTTCTGTGTGGAAGCAGTGCGTTTCTATCCAGTCAATCGCATCGTTTGCCTTCTTCTGGTCGAACGCAAACAGCTTGGATTCAAGACCGTGCACGATGTATTCATAAACAAGCAGAATCCATTTGCTGACTACCACGGAGCCATTCGTCATCTGCTGGTAGTAAGTGTAAATGTAGTTGTCTTTGTCCATCTTCTTACGCATTCAGCCCGTATCTCTCGCTGTTTAAAAAATTTGACCCTGCCCATCGGTCCCCGCGCGCCGATTATTTCAAAAATTTGAAGGGGGTGTCACTTTGGTATCAAATTCCCATCAGAATCGTAATAACATCTTCCCGGAATTCTTTCAGGATCTCTTTCTTTGTTGTGGCATTCGAGACATTCGTATGCCAGGTTGTCTAGGTTAAGTGATATGTTCGGGTCATTGCAGTTGATATCATTCAACCATATCTTGTGGTGCACAATGTAACCGAGCTTGACACCGCAGGTCTGACACAGGCCACCGTCTATTGCTTGCCGGTATGCAATAAAAGAAGCGCGAGCCTTTGCCCACGCTTTACTTTTGTAGAATTGTTTCTGTGTCATAGTGTACCTTCGTATGACATTGATGACATAGCAGCATTACATTACGCATGCCATACTTAATCTCTTCATCATGCACGTTGTCATCATTAAGCGGTATGATGTGATGCAACTCTTCGCCTTGCTTTTTCTTACACATCTCACACTTTGCGCCATCCAGCACATATCTGTACCCGACATAGTAAGACCGTAGCCTATGCCACTTCGGAGTCTTATAGATAATGTTGTATCTACCAATACATAAAAAATGACCGAGACCGGAAAGGACACCGGTCTCAGCCCATGTAACCTATTTATTGATGGTACCATTATACGCAGATGTAAGCGGACATTCAAGGACATAGCTTTCAAGTTCTTTTAAGTTTTCAGAGTACAGTCTTCTTACATGTCTGTCTGTGAGCTCAACCTTATCAGCTATCTCTTCGAAGGTCATACCATCCACGAACTTCATCATGTAGATCTGTCGCATCCGGCTGTCCTGAATCTTATTTATGACCTCCATTATCTCCATCTTCGCATCGTAGTACTTGTCAATCAGCCGGTCAATGTTGTCACGGAACTCTGCGTACTTCTCAAACTTGTGCGGATCCGAATCACCTCCACCAGTAGCAGACAGTGTCGCCGTTATCTTCGTGATCCTGTCCCACTCTGTTTGCTTCCGAGCCAATGCCTGGTCAATCTCTTTGTTGAGATTGTACGCACGGTATAGCCATTTCTTAGCGGTCATGTGATTCCTCCAGATGAACGATCTTGTTGAGATACCAGATTGCTTTCTTGATATCCTCAATTCCGTTCTTGTGTTCCATGCGCCAAAGATATTTGAATGCTGCAATCTTGCAGTATATCTTCAGCTCATTCTCTCCGAACGCTGACAGCATCGCATCAATGCATTCCACATCGCCCTGCGTGTAGTGGTTCGGATGGTTTACAACATCATTCATTGATAAGCTTCACCTCCGTCTGTATTACTTTTCCGATATGCTCTGTTAACTCTTCAATCTTTTCTCCGAGGTCTTTCAGGTCATCGTACAGAATCTCTTCGGTCTTTTCCCCAGTAGTGAGGATGAACCGCACCTTTGCTTTGCTCATGGTCTGCTCCACCTCTTTGCGAATTTCTTCGAATGCGGATTGTACGGACTGTTTTCGCAGAACACTTCATTTACCTGGTCTACAATGATGTTCACATCAACTCCGGTTTCTTCTCTAAGCTTCTGCGCAAATGCGAAGATGCTGTTCTCGTCCTCATAATCGAATTCGTAGAAGTCGGTCAAGGCCTTTGCCGTGCCATTGTACAATGAGCAGAATTCCAGCAGCTTGTAATAGTTGAATCCGTATACTTGATACATCACCCACAAAATTACAGCTATCTCATTCGCAAGGAATTTGATGTGCGCCGTCTTCAGCTGGTCTGCGATCTCTCTCTGCATCGCCTTTCTCGGTACGCTCTGCGCTTCCTTAATGGCGTTCAGCTGAGCCATGAACTTCATGTCAAGCGCAGGTACTGTTGGCGCATAACTCTGAGCTGCCATTGAGTTCAATACCATCTTCGCACGAAGGTCTTCTTCGGACCGGTTGTTTCTGATTCTGTTTGACTTACTCATTCCGCACCACCCATTCTTGCTCCGCAATGTGGGCAATATTGATAACTGAATTCAGTTATATACAAACCCATATATTCCCTGCGTTTACATCCAATTCCGCAACTTGTGCATACATCCCATTCTTTGTCCATGGGATGATACTCCCACTCTCCGTGCATCACCTCAACCACATCGGCGGTAGGAATATCAGCGAACACATCTACAAGCTCATCAATCGGAATGTTCATCTTTTCGCTTAACACTTCCGCAGCCTTCACAGCTTCGATATATATCACTTCAAATCATCCTCCGTTCCATGATATTTCTTTCCGTCAATCTTATTAACGATGGTCTCAATACCTACGTTAATCGTCATCCAGTTAAACACCGAAAGCAAGATATTGAGCACCAGTAGGAATGTCATCGCGATCATTTAAACACCTCCTGATCAAACGGCTCGAACCCGTCAATCATCCGGCACAGCTGCAGCGCACGTTCCGGGCTCGGGTCTTTTCTCAGTGCGCACATGGCTGCATACGATGTAACGTTGAAGTCCGCAATCCACTTGAACGCTCTGGATGCGTTCTCAAGCTTCGCCTGATTCTCCGCATGTTCCGCAAAGATCTTGTTCTTCTCGCAAGACGCTTCCGCCTGCGTGATGTCTCCCGCATGGAACAGCATCACCAGTTTCTCAAGCTGAACCACTGCCAATTTGTCCGCCATTGTGGCACCAATAGGAAGTGCCTGTCCGGTATTGGCGAATGATATGATCTCCTGTTTTGTCATTTCTGAGTCCTTTCTAATTGGGTATCTGTTGCCAGGCTCTGTTGCCATGTGTTTCCAAGTTGCCCGCTTTTCCTATACCTCTTATATTTTTTATTTCACTCTTTTATTAAAAAGATGTATACAGATGGCAACAAAACCCCGAAAGCCTTGAGATTACTCACTTTTTTCTGTTGCCATCTATGTTGCCATCTCACCCTTTTGTTGCCATCAGAATGGCAACAAGGACGATTTTTCCATGAATTCTGCCGAAATTTCCCAACACCACTGTATACCGTAGCCATCAATTCGCTGTTTTTTCGGTAGTTTTTCCCACCGGATTCCGTACTCTCGATTGATTATTTCGCTGATGTCGATGGAATCCCTGTACATCCACTGCCGATGCTCATCTTTATACAGTCGGTCATAAACCTGCTTGGCGCACACTCTACTGGTGCCTTCGTTTTCGAACTCTTCAAGAATCTCGCCAATCTTACCAACGCGCCAGTCATCAACCATGGCTTTGTCCTGGTGCGCACGGTAGTCCTCAAATAGGTCTGCATTCGCGAACTGAGGCATCTGTCCCATGTCATACTTAGCTTTGGCTTCTGCCCAGCACTGGATGATGTAGTCTCTGCATTCCTGTTCGTGCTTGTACAGGTCATAGCCGTTGCTGTGTACTTCGATAGGGTAGAACCGGCGGTTACCTGTCTTGTCCTTGAGGAACTGCACGTTGTTCGTGGTTCCGATAAATATGCAGCGCCTCGGTCTGCATTCCATGTTAATGGCGTAAGGTCTGCGGTACTGGTCTGTTTGACGGGTAATGTAGGATTTCGAAGCTTCGACTTCCTTTGCTTTTGTGAGTGCCAGAAGCTCTGCGACCTCTCCGATCCATATGCCGTCAAGCTGTTCAATGCTCTTTGCTCCGTCCATCTCGGTGATCTGGTCGGAGAAATACATGTCATTGATTGCGAGCCAGCGCACCAGTGTTGATTTGCCTTCGCCCTGCTTCGGGCCAACGAGGACAGGTATGTCATCGTATTTGCATCCGGGTGTGTATGCTCTCCAGATTCCACCGGCGAAAATCAGACGGCTGACCTCTCTTGTGTACGGTGTGTCTTCAGCCTTTGCCCATTCTGTGAGGAAGTGTTCACAGCGTTCGATTCCGTCCCACTTCAGAGAGTCAATCAAATCTGTAAGAGGATTGTATGCACGTTCGTCAAACAGGATCTTGAGTGCCTTCTGGAAACAACCCTCGTCGCGGATTTTGTACTCACGCTCGATGTAATACTGCGCTCTGGCATCGTCTGCATCAGTCCAAATATCAATCTGAACGTTACCGTCTGCGCTTCTGTCGACTTCCCGGTTCTGCTTCATGATGTTGAATTGGAGACCTTTGAAAACAGGATCCATTTCCATAACTTTCAAAAAATTGCCAATGCTTCGAATTATTGCGCCTTTCTCGGTCTGGGCTAATTGGTTTCTCAACATTAGCATTTCTGCATCTTGCACATCATTCACCTTCTTCCAATTCTTTGATTTTTGATGCCCACTTGTACATGCGCATGGATGCGAGTTGTCGCTTCAAGGCGACAGTACCGAATTCCGGCTGAGGTCCCCAGTAGGTGAGGAACCGGTCATAGCGTGCGAATTCGTCCAGCGCATCATTGTAATTCCGTGTTGCATTCGTGATCATGGCGTTCCTGAGCTCACGTTCGGCTGCGAGTTTGCGTTGTTTCTCGGTCAGCTGGTTGCGTTCTACTGGTGTCAGATCTGTTTCATTGAGCGGGATTCTGATACCGAAGTCGCCGGCTATCTTCTTAATTGTCTCCGGCACATCCAGTCCGTACATCTTGCCAACCAGGTCGAACATGTCACCAGTCCACCCGCAGCTGAAACACTTCGCTTTCTGTGTCTTAGGATTCACGCAGAAGGAACCTGACTTCTGGTCATGGAATGGGCACGGTGCGTATCCATGTTTGAAGTGGATTCCATACCGCTCACAAACTTCGGTCATGCGGATGGTTCCCTTTATGATCATTGCGGATTCACTCTGAAGTCCCATCCTTAACCTCCAACAACTCCACAATCCTCTTACCAGTCTGCGCTTTGGTGCAGAAGAGGAATTTAACACCATACTTTGCTTGCAGCATGTACAATCGTTTCTGCAGCTCCTTGCCGTCGATAGCGTAGGCAGATTCTTTCTTGCGCGGGTTTTCCCATTTTGCGACATCAGTCAGATCGTGGATGCCGGCACCGTGCTCACACAGGATTATCATCTTGATACCTGCATCCACTGCTCTCTGAAGCTCGGCATTGAATCTGCCCCATTCAGATCTATAAGTTCCGTCAGAACTGCGCTTGCCCTTCTGGTTAACGTTGTTGCACAGCTCTGACAGACTTTGCTTTCTATCTATCACAAACTTTGGATTGTCCAGATTCATGTAATCGCCGACATAGAGCTTACTGCTAATATGCTTCACACCATTAGCATCAAAGTAGCTTACGATTTTCTCAATCGCACGGCTCTTCTCTCTTGTGTCAATCTGGATAATCAAAACGGAAGGTCACCGTCCTCTGGGTCACCGGGAACGAATACCGGCGCGGATGCTTCCTTTTCTACTGGTGCGCTTCCTCCGGATTTACCGAGCGGGAAAGTAACGCGTGCAGCATTCAGCTTCCAGGAATCACGCTTCTGTCCGTCCTTCTCATACGGGTCATTCTGCATAGATCCCTCGACGAGGATGCCGTCACCCTTGTGGAAGTACTTGCCGACGAATTCAGCGGTCTTTCCCCAGACGGTAACGTTGAAGAAGTCGACCTTCTTATCTGCGCCAGTAGAGAAGTCGCGGTCAACGGCAACGGAGAGAGTTGCGACCTGCTTGCCGGAATTGGTGTTGCGCAGCTCAGGTTCCTTAGTGAGTCTGCCTTCTATGATAGTCATAGAAAATGCCATGTTTTATTCCTCCATATCAAAATCAGATAAAAGTATTGGTTTGTTGAGTTTGCGGGTCCGTCTGCAGAATTCACAGTCTTCGCACCGCTTCGGTTCAATGAGCCCGTTCTTGATGGCATCGAACAATGTAATTTCCGCTTTGAGAATTGCAAGTTCGGAATCGAGAATCTCCTGGTCAAGCTGGACAACCTCCAGTTTCGGGATGCTCTCCTTCGTGATCACGGCGAGGTAGCAGGGGAGAAGCTTTCCGGTTTCCTGTCTGACGAGCTCCTGATAGATAGCCATCTGCAAAGGCCAGTCCCAAGCCTCTGCGAAGTTTACCTTGCCTCTGCCTTTCACATACTTGGAATTCATGTCCTGCGTGGTCTTTAGGTCAACGATGCGCTCGCCTTCAAGGTACATATCCAGCTTTGCTTTGAATTTGATGCCTTCAATTTCGCCGGTTACAATCTTCTGATGGTCGCCTCTCATATACTCCATGAACACAGGATCACTCTGCGCAAACTTGCACATCTCATCTGCCTTCACGAACTCGGCACGGAATTCACCATTGCGCTTGCAGATGTAATCCATATTCCGGTCACAGAAGTCGTTGAACGCTAGTGGCGATTCAAAGTAAGCATCTACGAACGAGCCAACCATTAGAGCAGATGAACGTTCACGCACATAGTTGCCGGACATTTCAGCGAGTGCGAATGCCTGGCATTTACGCATCTGCTTGACGAAGGATGCGGACCAGTATTCGGCGTTGGCCTCGACGGAGTAGTAGTTATCAGGTGTCAGATTCATTGTTTGCCACCTCATGAAATTCTTCGCCATATTTGTTGTGCAAGAACAGTTCCATGCATCCGAGCTCAAAAATATAGTGATGAATCAGTACATCGTCTTTCTGATCATGAACACCATTAGAAAGGATGCTCTTTGCCCAGGACAGAGCAGACATACAATTCGCAACTTCTGCCTTTGTCATTCATCTACCTCCATGCTCTTGATTAATTCGCGTGCTTCAGCTCTGCACGGAATCGCTACGCCGTAATCATCGTGAACGAATTTTTGCATGAGCTCGATTTCTCCGACAAAGTTGTTGTAGATGAAATCGTACATTGATTCGGATGCGCAGCCTTTGACCAACTCTCTTGCGCCTTCCAGCAGAAGCAACAGATTCTTGATATCTGCATCACTCATGTCTGCACCTCCTCTACCGGTGCCATGTATGTCTTCGAACACGGACCGCACAGAGGCACACCCTTCTTACTGGTGCAGTACTTGACCCATGTTTCTGCATCCATGTTGAACGCTCCGAAGATTGGCTTATGACACACAGAGCACTCTCCGGCTGATTTCTCTTCTGCCGGCACAATATCCTTAATTCGAAGACCTCCGACAGTATCGGAACCGAACTTGACACGCGGATCGTAGTAGAACGTGACCTTCTTACCAATCCAGTTCTCGGTTTCCTTGCCGTACAGCTTTGCGATGACCTTCAGATTGCAGGTAGGTGCAATGTGCGGGTTTGCTTCCTTGAAATAGATGACCGGTTTAACTTCATTGCGGGGCTGAATCTTTTCCCGCTTCACTCCTTTAATGGTGACGGTCAAAGCACCATTAACGAGATCCCACTCGCCAATGTATTTCTTGTCGAGCAATTCCTTTCTGTAATCCATTGTTTGTCCTTTCTTATTCCTGGTAATCCCAGTAATCAATTGCTTTCACACAGCAATCGCATCCGATCGCTTCTCCGTCCAGCTGGAAGATGTACTCATACGCGGTACCTCCACAGTGCGGACACGGCTTTGCTTCCTGTTCTTCTTCTACTGGCGGAGTTGTTCTCCATGCATCGTAATCGGAAGGTAAACAGTCATTGAACCCCATTAGGTGTCACCTCCCTTGTCAGCAGCAACGAGGTGCATGCAGATCCAGAAGAGAGCCGGGACGAGGAGAAACAACCAGCACAGCCATGCAATGACCTCATTCGTGGTGCAGAATGCCATTATGAATAAAAAGCTTTGCCACATATTTCTTATAACTTTCACGGATCATTCTTCCTTTCTGTTCGTACTCTTCCTGAGTCTCTATATCTTCGCAGCCGATCTGCATTTTCTCTACTCGGTCAATGTACATGTCTGCGAGCTCACGGAACTCTGACCGAAACACTTCCCGCTCTTCGCCGGTTATCATGTCCGTGCGGATGACCTTGTATACAGGAACATTCTTATCTGCCTCTCGTCTCCACACATACTGCATATACAACGCGGTCATCCTTCCTACCTCCCGCGCTTGAGGTTGCGTATCACTCGTCTACCGGTTCCAGCATCCAGCGATTCTTCCATTGATCGGATCGCATCAGCTCCATGTACCGGACCGAATACGTTCATGATGAAATTCTTCGCAATGATCTGACCTGCTTCAGGCGTTTTGTTGTCATACGCATTCCGGTTGGAGAACTCTGTCTTACCTCTGCGGATGTATCGACCTGCCTTCATGTAGTCCTGTCGCGCCTGGATGACCATTGCCTCCAGTAGACGGTAATAGCATTCCGATTCGTTATAACTGCGCTCCTTACATGCAGTTACTTTTGGTTCATGCTGAGATTCGGTCGGAATCCGAATGACGTCATCGAACCAGCTTCTTGGGTCGTCCATGGTGTTTTGTCCTTTCTACCTTAACAAAAGTTAAGTTAATCACCAAAAAAAATTTCTGCCATTTCCGCATAAGATAAGTTAAGAAAACTTCTGATCTCAAGCATTTCTTTCCGCGTGAATTCAGTTTTACCGCTCATCTTGTTCGTCATCGTTGACGGGCTAATCGATAGAAACTCTGCAAGTTTCCCTAGAGTTTTACCGCTTTCCACAATTCTGGCCTTCAGCTTCAACGTGTTCATCTTATCAACCTCCAATCTAATTATGTTGACTTAAGTAAACTTAAGTTACGTTTAGAATGATACTTAATAAAAGTTAAGTTGTCAACACTTTTTTGGGGAAAGCCTTGAAAAATTTATTAAATGACATATAATTTAATTAAGAATGACAAAGGAGTTACAAATATGGATATAGGTAAAAAAATAAAATACAGAAGGCTCCAGCTCGGTCTTACTATGAAGCAAGTAGCTGATTATGTCGGAGTGTCTGAAGCAGCAGTGAGCAAATGGGAATCCGGCGATGTAAACAACATGAGAAGAGACAGAATCGCAGGTCTTGCAAAAATACTCCGAGTAAGCCCTCTGTATTTGATAGATGAAGAATATGGATTGGATGGTAAAGAAAATATCACTGATAGGGAAATTCTAAAGGAAATGATTGATGATCTTTCTGATGAGAAAGTTCGCGCCCTTCTATCAATGCTTCGATAATCCATTCAACGGCATGCTCTTTGTCTTCTACTGGAGAAGAAAGTATTATTTCAAGCAACAATTCTCTTTCTTTCATATTTTTGCTCCTTTTTTTATCTTGAATGTATATTAATAAAAACACTGTCCAATAAAACGTACATTATACTGAACCATGAGAAAAGACGGATTATTAGAAAAAACCTACACAAATGAATATGGAAAACGAGTGCATATCTATGCGCGGTCAGAATCAGAGTTGAATGACAAGATGAAGTTGTCCGCGAATGGAAGACACTTCGAAGAGGTCGCAGAAGAGTGGTTTAAATGGAAGGTTCCGCAGCTGAGTCCAAACACTGTGAGCGGGTATCAGACTGCAGTGCACCGTGCGGAGGAATGCTTCTATGGTCGAGGAATCAACACCATTAGTAGAGTGGAAGTGATGAGGTTCCTCCACGGCCTTGCACTGCAACACTATTCCCAAAAATTGATCAATAACACAAAATCGGTTACTGACCAAATTTTCTGTTATGCAATGCTTAGTGGAGAAATAGTGGAAAATCCGTGCTCAAACCTTCCTCCAATCAAGGGGAAGCCGAAACAGAGACGAATGCCGGCAACTGTCTCCGATTTGGAGATAATTGAGCGCACGAAGGATACATGCATCGGTGCCAGGATGATGTACACAATGATGTATACAGGGCTCAGAAGAGGCGAGTGCGCATGTCTGACATTCGGCGACATAGACCCCAATAGAAATGTGATTCATGTCACAAAATCCATAGCTTTTTCGGGACATTCACGGAATCCCGTCTTAAAAGCCCCTAAAACGGCTCAAGGCTTTAGGGAGGTATTTATACCAGACAATGTGCTAAAACTCATCTACGACGATTCTCGTGCGAAATATGACCTAGTGTTCTTCGATAAACTCCCAACAAAGACAAAACTCGAAACGGAATTGAGGTCGTACCAAACCGCTCACAATATCAAATGCACCGCGCACCAGCTCCGTCACAATTATGCTACTATCCTCGTCCAAAACATTCCGCTTCAGGATGCGCAACACCTACTCGGACACAGTACAATTTCGCAAACAGTCGACATCTATGCCCATTGTGAAAACATCGTCCGTCCGGATCTGGCGAAAAAGCTTGAATCTATCCTTAGGTTCGAATCCCCGCTGGAGCACCAAGAGGACTAGGTATTACTTGCCTAGTCTTCTTTTTTGATGTCGTAAATATGTCGTAAATGTGTTGTGACTCTGTTGTGACTCTGTTGTGACTCTGTTGTGACTCTGTTGTGACTCTGTTGTGACTCTGTTGTGACTCTGTTGTGACTCTGTTG